TCAGCGTATCATCATCGGGAATCTTGCAGGCTCTATCCGCGAACCACTCGCGGGCCTTCCAGAACAATTCGTCGCGCAGGCGATTAAAGCGGTTCTTCAGGCTGGCAGTCTCAGATACCGACACAGACACAGCGGGCAGGTCTAGTTCGCGCAGTCTATCAGCCAAGCCAGCACCCAGCCCGATAGCATCAACAAATATCTGCGTGGGGCGATTGCTGTAATTGCAAGCCTCATATTCAGTCAGCACAATACCAGCAAGCTCCATCAGGTCTTTGCCTTGCCATGTCTTAATCGGCTCTAGCAATAATGGGCCTTGCCTCTTGGCAATCGCACTCCTGTCACCGCCCATGCGGGCCACATCGAGCCCCCAGACAGTCGGCGTGGTAGGACTAGGCGTGATATCGCGCTTCACGGCCTCCTCGACAATGTAGAGCGGAACAAGCACATCATCAGACTGCGTGGGGAACTCGCCGAGAACACGGACGCGGTAGACATTGCTTTCCGTACCGTATTTATCAGCCATGCCATTAAGGAACTCCTCGGTGACGTATTCGCCGTCCTCGCATGATACCGTGATGTTGTGCCAGTTGTGGCGCTGTCCGTGGAAGGATTCATAAAAGAAACCATCAGAGCGGGTCGGGTTTCCGCACATGACCGTCTTGGCTCCGGCAGTCGATAGGGCACCCTCGGCAACCTGAAACACAACATCGGGCACACCGGATGCCTCCTCGACCAAGAAGAGCATGTTCTCACTGTGGAAGCCCTGCAATGCCTCTGGGCTCTCTTTGCGGCTGGTACGGGCAACAGCGTAACTGTCCTTCGCACCCTTTAGGCTGATTTTATCGGATTTGAACTCAAGCAGGTCCATAAAGCCAGCGGGCAATTTACGCGCCCACTTGTCGATTTCGGTCCACAGCACATCGGATAGCTGGTGAGCCGTGTTAGCCGTGACAGCAACCTTGCAGGGGTAATGGCTCAAAAGCCACCAGAGAACTAACCACGATTGGAATGCAGTCTTGCCGACACCGTGACCGGACTTAATGCTGACACGGGGATTTTTCGCGATGGCCTGTAGTGCCTCGCGTTGCCATTGCTGGGGGGTGGCTCCGATTATGTGCTCGACGAAGAAAACGGGGTCGGCATGGATTTTGTGGAGCAAGTCGGTGGTGAGGTTAGTCATGGGTTCTCCGTGGTGTGTGGGGGTATTTCTATCACAGCGGCCCCGCCTGTGATTTTGAGGGGGGGGTCTGCAAAATATGCTAACTTTGTCGCATAACCTCCATTATGTAAAATAAAACTTGTGATATATCAGTGCGTTAAACCAAAAGTAGGTTAAGGCGTTTTTAAGATGTCGTGTGCAGAACACTAATCCGACCCTTTGTTCGCCGTCTGTTCCGCAGGCGCGGGCGTGACGGTGTAAGTGTTTCGCCCCTCTTCATCATGCTCTACAACCTCTGCGCCCTCTAACCTAGCCTGCTCTACCCTAGCCGCAACCCGCTTCAGTTCGTCCACAAAGCTCGTCTTGTGCTCCACTTCCAGCTTCTGATTATCGCCATACAATCGCGGGAAGAACTTCGCCATACGCCACTTCTGCGTGTCTATCTCTAGCCTGCCCGCATTGTAATCTATCTCGCCATTACGAACGCCTTCCAACACTTCGTCTATCCTATCATCAATAGCAGTCGCCCGTGCTTCAACAGCCTCACTGTAACGGCTCTGCAATATCGGGTCCTTCACCTTCATCTTGTAGAACGCCTCATAGCTTGGCATGTCATCGTCCTTGCCTACAGACCGCGCTGACCTACCATCAATAGCTATCCGCCTCAGATACTCCACGATAACCGGCTCTGTCAGCTTCTTCTTGCTCATTTAAAACTCCCATATACATCCAGTGATGGGTTGGACGTACTATATAATAAAAACAACACCTTAGCCATTGCTTGTCACAATTCTGTCACAGCCAGCTAAAATCAGCTTACAAACCTTGCACTGATACACCTGCTCAGGCTTGTCGCCAAGCGTCTTGCCAATAGCTTGCCTATCAATAACCGTCTGGCATTTCGGACACTGGTTATTATCCAGCAACCTCTGCATCTTGCCATCACCCTGCGATATCACGTTCAACCTCCAACTGTCCGGTTCCATGACAAAGCTGACAGGTTCGCCACTCATCAGTTAAATATCCGCCGTGGTCGTAGTCAGGCACACCGACCTCATACTGCGCCTCACCCTCGCCAGAACACTCATAGCAATCTTCTAAAACAATTTCAGTGTCTCTCATTACATCCATCCCTTCTCTCTTGGGCTCGGAAGCCCGTTTCCTAACGCTAACCAATCCTCATCAGTTTGCTTGGTAAGCATGAACGCCTCCACATCCGGCAATACCAGCTTATAAGCAAATCCCTGCGAACCAAAAGCCTTAATATATTTCTGCGTCACATTATCAGCAAATACCTTCTGACCCTCCGACAGCACCTTGCTCTTGCCACCAGACACTGATTGCTGGCGATTTGAGCGCCCCTGAGAGCTCTTCCCCTCTTTTCTGCACCAAGTCTGCCAGAAAGCCCTGCACGACGCATAAGCGGCCTTATTACCGCCCTTCTCATCCCAGAGCCTGATATCTGTCAGTATCTCCTGCCAATCGAGCTCCAAGCTCTCCGCATATTCTTTATCGAACTGTGTCGGCTCCCACTCAGATATTTTCTGTTTATTTTGCGCCTTCTTTTTATTAGTTGATTTTGTATATTCTGTTCTTTGTAACCTCTGTTCTTTGTAAGTGTCCGTGTTTTCCGTATCCGGTAAAACCGTATCCGGTTTTTCAGGACGCGGTGAATCTGAGACTATATAACGAGTTCCGGCGAACTGACCTTCCGCTTTAACGCTTTCACGCACCAAATAACCGTACTGCTCCATCGAGCCCAAAATGCGATAAACTTTATCCCTGCCGATATCGAACCTGCGGCGCAGTTCAGTCACCCGAACCTGCCAATCAGTCGGCTTGCTCAACAGGTACACCAGAACCCCCAGAGCGTCGGCAGATAGCCGCTCATCATTCATTAAATCGTTTGGCAATACCGAGAAGTTCTCCCTGATGTTGCCTCGAATAATTAAACTGTCACTCATATCCATTCCATCCTTTGTCTTGTTGATTCACTATCCCAAACGAACCACGCATATTGAACTGTTCCTGTGCTTGTTGCTTCCTCATCACCCCGCCATATTGTCTGACGCTTGCTGAAAACATAGCAAACATCAAACGGGTGCTTGCTGTAAAGCCTGTCATACCGGCCCATACCTTCTAGGAACCCAAGCCTCAACAGATAGGCGTGACGCTTATACTCTAGGTCCAACGCCCTCTGGATAAATTCCTCCGCCAATTTGTACGGCGGGTTTGTCATAAGATAATCGCACGGCCTCTTCTGTAGCATCAGAAAATCTCTGCGCGAATCGCCATAGCCCCTGTCAATCAGGTCCTCGCTGACAACATCGTGACCATAGCACCGGAGCACCTTAGACATCGCCCCGTTACCGCAAGCTGGCTCATGCACCCTGCACGGCTCAAGAAACTCATAAGCTAACAAAGCCTCTGTCATCGCTGGCGGTGTCGGATAGAAGTCGTCCTTCTCCCTCACTTTGTGTACTCCGTAAATAAATTGATATCGAAGTGAGCCAACAAGCCTTTGTCCTGCCAATCTCTCATCTGGTTCCTGCCACCATATTTAACTTCATAATCCTCGCCGAAAGATATGTAACCTAGCGCATCATCCCACTGCACAAACAAGTAGGCCGGACAATCACAGTAACGTGACATCTCTCTGGCGCTGATTACCTTACTTAAATTACAGAAAAACGTGTTGTATTTTCGCATATTGTTATTGCGGCAACGCACCTCAACAAGTCCAGTAATTTTCCCATCGCGCACCATTGCAAAGTCTAAATGATTATGTATCGGCAACTTATGAGCCTGCACACCCTCAGGCGTTATGCGCTCAATAACACGAGACTCACGCTCAAGGTCTTGCTTGCTTTCATACAATGGTCGGTTCATGACTTACCCCCTGATAATCATATTGACTTCTCACCGCACACTGTATCGGCAACAAAACTAGGCCGCTGACCGGCTGGCACCTCAGCCCATGTCATCACATGATTAGACCGCAATGCCTCCTCCACCTTCCGGCCCGCCTTATAGCAGGCTGATGCAGTGACAAAGTTCTTCCTGCCAAGGTACTCACACCGAGCCTCAGTAGCTGTGCCCGACCCCGTAACCAAACAATACAGAATAACAAACTCATACATGACTAAACCTTTCCTGAAAACATATCTAAGAAGTCACCGAGGTCCATCACCGCCAGAGGCTTTTTCCTGTCAGCCCCCACGACTAGAACATCAGCACCCTCAAGATGTTGATACAAAAACTTGAACCCGTCAGCCCTTTTCTTGGCCTCGATAACCCAAGTCTCTCGGCCCTTCTTGATGTGGACATCGCCCTTGAACCCAGCGGCGGCACCTGATAGCGGCACCCTGTGAGCCTCAAGGTCACGCAGTCTGGCAAGCTCTACAATCTCACGCTCGAAGCGACTGCCCTTTTCTTTTTGTGGATTACTCATCGCACTCATCCAAGCTGGACCCCCCGATTTTTACAGGCTGTTCTGCGCGATATATTTTACCCAGACTATCACCGGTTAATTTCTCATCAACGAACCCATCATCAGGCAGGCTGGCTGACCATTCGGCATTCGACTTCTTCTGCCACTTCAACCAAAGCTCGTATTCCAGTTGAGAAACTTTACCTTCGAGCTCACGCCTGATAGTCATTGAACACCTCGCACCAATCCTTCAAAGCAACCTTGCCCTTAGTATATTTGTAAATTGCCATCATGTGCATCCCACTTGGCGGGCGCTTTCCATAAATCCAGTTGTGAACTGTCGGCTGTGTGACCTTCAGTTCCCTAGCGGCTTGCGCTTGCCTAACGCCTTCATTAACAAGATATTCTTGGAATTTCATATTACTGTCCTTTATGAGTTTGACACTACTGTGTATAACCTGTATTAAAGTAATTCTATAAAAAGATAAAGGAGAAAATTAACCGTGAGTGATGTCCCCGATTATTTTGAGACGGTTCAGCTACAGCACTTTAGTCCGTCACAACTTAACAAGCCTATCGCTAATTGGATATTTGACTATGTTTATCTGTCAAAAGATAAGCGTCGTGAAATTAAAGTCGGCGAGAATGCGGCGTATGGCACGGCTGTGCATGGCGGTATTCAGGCTGTATTATCTGCGGGCACATCTATCGAGGATGCATCAGAAGCCGCTATAATGGACTTCGACTTTCACCCCGCCGATGAGAGTGCAGAGAAGCGCGAGAAGTTCCGTGAGCTTATCCCTGCATGCATAGAGAGCGGTGTTGACCTACTGGCAGAGACCTTCGGCGGCTGTGAAGAAGAAAAGAAAGTCACTTGCGAACTGGCAGGTATTTCAGTTCCGGTCATGGGCTATGTAGATTTATACACAGATAAAGCATTCTGCGAAATTAAAACTAAGGCACCGCGTCAGGGCCCAGAGAGAAAAGACGGAACCCGTAACTTCGGCAAGGCTACTCTGCCAAAGAAGCCTGAGTTTAGTCATCTCTGTCAGGTTGCTATATATGCCAAGGCCACAGAGCTAGTGCCTCACCTTGCATATGTATCAGCAGATGATGGCGTTTTATTTACGCCCGACAACTGCGAGGAGTTGCAGTCGGACATGCTGAACTATTGCTTAAATGAGATGCGCCGTCGTGCGGCTCTCAGGCAGAACCTGTTGCGTATCAGCACAGACCCGAAAGTTCTAGCCAGCCTGACTGACCCCGACTTCCAGCATCCGTTTTACTGGAACCACCAATTTAAAGATGAAGCAAAGGAGCTATGGAAAATATGACCGTTTGGGAAACACTATCAGCAATCGACGTATCTAAGCATGTCGAGAAAAAGAACGGCTTTACCTATTTGTCATGGGCATGGGCGTGGACCGTGCTTAAACAGCACTACCCGTCTGCTCAGTATGTGAAGCACAATTACAGCGTCAACGGGCTCACAGTGCCCTATATGCTGGACCACAACGGCGATGCATATGTTTGCGTCACTGTAAAAATACCCCATAATTCTAGCGATATTTTAGGACACTTGGCTGAGGCTACAGAAGTCATGCCGGTCCTAGACCATCGCAATAAACCCATTAAAAACCCAGACAGTTTTGCCGTCAACGCCAGCTTACAGCGTTGCATGGTAAAGGCTATGGCTCTGCTCGGTCTGGGTTGTTACATATATGCTGGTGAAGATATGCCAGCAACCAGTTCAGGTGTGCCGGACAACTCCGGCAATAAACCTGTGCCACAGCGAACCTCTGCACTTGGCGGAATAGACAAGAGCTCACCAACCGCGTTAGTTACTGGTGCAGAGGCAAGCGGGCTAAATAAGATTAAACCTCCACTGTCTTTGGCTGATGAGGTAGCAATGGCACCAGACATAGAGAGCTTAAAGAACCTCTATAACCGTGTCTCTATGGGGCTGTCGTCGGAAGACAAACAGCTATTTTCAAATCGTAAAAAGGAGTTAATGTAAATGTCGAATTTTGACCCAGAAATGAAGGGTGCGCTCTTCCGCAATGATAAGGGCGACAATGATAAGCGTCCCGATATGCGCGGCGACATCACAATCAATGGCACAAAGTATTCTTTGTCAGCATGGTCTAACGTGCCGAAGAATGGCGGTGATAAGTTCCTGTCCATAAAGGCCAGTGAGTTCATCGAGAAGACTGCCGCGCCAGCATCACAGCCAGCCGCCAGCCTAGACGATGATATCCCGTTCTAGGAAACGCAAACCTAAGAAGCCGAGCAAGTATCCTACTATAGATAACTTTGCTCGGTGTTCTTTTTGTAAGAAAATATTTAATTATCGTTACGACGGTATTAT